TATCCAATTTATGCAACATCTAGTAATGGCAGTACTTGGACTACACCTACTACAATAAACGGTAGTACATCTAACATAAGGATGACTGGAGTAACTGTTAACAACATTTTAGGATTATTTGTTGCAGTTGGATATGGTTCTTATCCTAATCCGGGATATTATGCAACAAGTAGTAATGGCAGTACTTGGACTACACCTGCACTAATGAACGGTAGTGGATCTGCTGCATTGATGAATGCAGTAACTACAATCAGTACGGGATTATTTGTTGCAGTTGGCACAGGTGGTGCAGCTAGTGCTCCATACTATGCAACATCAAATTAAAGATATATTAGATGGTACTATACATTCACAACTACCGAAATGTGTGCCGCTTAATAAATATAAAATTATTCTGATTTAGTTGGGCTGATAATGGCGGTAGATGTTTCACGATCTATCGTCATATAACCCTCACAACTGAAATTCCAATCGTCATTTCCCATACCATCGCCGGTAGTTTCATCGTATGTTGGAACATTGACTTTAAAGTGTTTGAATAAGAATTCTTTACCATTCTCAAATACACGCCAAACATGGTCTTTACTACCACGACCTGGCATACCTCTACTCTTGTTAAAACGAATGTGATACTTGTTCATATGATTTCGGGTTGATCGCCGACATCAATATTTATCGACCCTGAGGTAGGGCTTGTTGGGTTAATCATCTCATCTACGTTAAGTGTGAAGTGAATAAGTCGTACTGGACTCTTGCTATGATTACGCCCAATACTATGAGGTGTCCAAGCGTTGATAATAAACAAATCACCTGGATTGGGCACAAAATTAACTGCATCACTGGCATAGGTTGCATTAGTGATATTAGCTTCAGGTAAGTTAACTTGTTTCTTACTAGGCCTTGGATCGTGAAATACAAGTCTAGAAGAATCTTTTGGTACATCTAAAAAGTAAAATCCTACAATCTGTGCACCTTGACCATGTATATGTTCTTCATGTGCACTATGTTGAAAATGCTCCTGTACCCACATGCTACTGAAATATACACGCTTATTTCGCATATCATATCCTTGACCCTGTAATGTATCATATGAAATATCAGCAATGTATTGTGCTAATACTGCAATGTCCGGGTCATTGGAAATATCATGCGTTTGATACAATGGGAAGATAGGATCCATTTTAGGATTCTCTTTTTTAAATTTAGTCAATGCTCTATTAGAACACTTTCTAGCATCAGTCAGTAGACTTGGAATTTCTATCTTGTATACAGATGTTGTAAAATAATCAAATCTGTTACCATTAAGTTCTAATGGAGCAGGTGTGTCAGTAGATTCAACGATTTCTGGTGTATCTTGTACGATAACAGAATCTTTAGTAGATGTTTTAGATTTTTTCATACAGATATTTATTTTGATTTACTATACCCGAAAAAAAGATAAATATATACATATAAAGAACACACCTTAGGACCGGTACTAGTTACCGTGGTGTAGCCGGCTGCTGGCTTGAGTCATCCAATTCGCTACTGGAACCTCAAAAGTGAGCCCTATCTACAAAAAGCATAAATACTAATTATGCGTTATAACGAACTACTTATTGAATCCGCTGCTAGAGAATTAGCAGAAAAACTCCCTACCTTAAGTCATCACACTTACAATTCTATTGATAAATTGATGCAACATATCAGCGCAAAGCATAAAATAAGTGGTAAAAAATTACATGATTTATTTGTGCACAAATATGGTCATACACCAGATATTTGGATTAAAAAACTTAAACATAAGTTAGGCGAAGAAGATGTTCAGGAAGGTTGGAGTGAAAAGTATAAGCGCAGTATTGATTGCTCACATCCAAAAGGCTTCAGTCAAAAAGCACATTGTGCAGGTAAAAAGAAACACAATGAAAGTATTGAGATGGAAATGGTTTGTCCAGACTGTGGCATGTGCGAAACACATAGTGACCATGAAAACTTAGACGAAGCATGTTGGAAAGGTTATCACAAAGAAGGTAACAAAAAGATGTTTGGTAAAACATATCCAAACTGTGTAAAGAATGAAGATGTGGTGGAAGGATGGAAAGATTTGGCAGTAGGCGGAGCAATGGCATTAGGAGCATTGGGGGCGAGCAATGCTCAAACTGCTGATTTAAGCGCATTCAATACAAATTATCTACAGTCAGTTGTAGATGGCACCGCAGGCAGAGCAATGGTCAGTGTAGATGATGCTAAAGCAGAGTTACAGGCTAGGGCAAATGGAAAACAACAATCAACAACTCCAGAACCAAGAAGTAGTGGTCGGTTAGCACCCACGGATTATCAAACTAAAGAACCATTAAGGCAAGGCACTGATGGCAAATGGTATAATAGTAATGGTGAAGAAAGAGATTCAATGCATGGCGGCCCAGTTAAAAACGGTTACGCTACCATGAGAAGTTTGAGACCATTATCGCCGCAAGTTACTGATAAATTAAAAGAAGAAAAATGCCCACATTGCAATGGCCCAATGTTCAGTGAAATGATGATTAATGAAAAGAAAGATGCTTGCTACTATAAAGTCAAGAGTCGTTATAAAGTTTGGCCCAGTGCTTATGCAAGTGGTGCACTAGTAAAGTGTCGTAAAAAAGGTGCAAGTAATTGGGGTAACAGTACTAAGAATGAAAGCATCGTAGAAGAAAGTGTTAGAGAACTAGAAGAAAATCTACATCAATGGTTCAAAGAAAAATGGGTTCGTTTTGGTCCTGATGGTAAGATCCGTGGTGACTGTGCTAGGGGTGATGATAGTGAAGGTAAGCCAAAGTGTTTACCACAAAGTAAAGCACATAGTTTAGGTAAAAAAGGTCGTGCAAGCGCTGCAGCTAGAAAACGTAGAGAAGATCCTAATCCAGAACGTCACGGTAAGGCAATCAATGTTAATACCAAGAAAAAAACATCTGAACAAGTCAATGAAATCAGTGATGAAAAATTACAAGGTTATTTAAGTCGTGCTGATAGACAAGTGAGCAACAGATTAGGTAATATAGGTAAGGCTCGTGAAAGATTAAACAAGGGTTATGAGATTTATCGTGCAGAAGATCCTAATCACCCAATTGAACATTTTACTGCTAACACACCAGAAGAAGCAAGAAAATATTACCACAACTACATTGACAAATACGAAAGTGATGTAGACTTTGATTTAAGATTACGTAAGAGTACTGGATTAGGTGAAAGTGCACTAAAAGAAAGCGTTGATAGTTCAGATGATGTACAAAAGATCAAAGACTTTATTAAATGGTCAATCAAACAGTTACACATTCAAAAACCTTACCCAAAAATTACATTGAGTCGTAACACCAAAGTTGCACAACAAGGTCATCATACTGGTGTACACACAGAAGATAATAAGATTTGGGTATACATTGAAAATAGAAACTTGATTGATATTTTCCGTACTATATTCCATGAACTAGTACATGAACGCCAATCGCAATTGAATATGATTAAAGATGGTGATAGCTATCCGGGTAGTCCTATTGAAGCAATGGCAGATATGGTAGCTGGAAAGTACATCAAGATTTATGGGAAAGATCACCCAGAAATATTCCAGTAATCATGGATGATTTCAAAAATAAATTAGACATACTCAAACAAAAATTAAACATAAAATCACCCAAAGACATATTGGGAGAGGACTACAATTCAAATAAACTGTTATTGGTACAATGGTTACTACTTAGCGAACCAAAACGAGCAGTTACCGCAATCAAAAAAATGCTAAAGAAGTAAACATAACGGTTAAACAAGTCAGTAAAAAGTTTGACTTCTTTACAGTTTCGTGTATAATAACTACTCATAAGGAGATTTTATGAGTGATATTAAAACATTCAATGGTGATCAAAAGATTAAACTTACCCAATTAATCAATGAAGGCATGGCAGTCATGCACGAGATTGATACATTAAATGAAGGTTTAGCAGATACAGTAAAAGCAATTGCAGAAGAACTAGAAGTAAAACCTAGTGTACTCAAAAAAGCAATTCGCATCGCACACAAAGCAAGCTTAACACAAACAAATCAAGAACACGAACAATTAAACACAATTTTAGAAACTGTAGGTAAAACTATATAATTTATGGTGCATCTGATAAATAATATAGGGCGAACGGGAGTAATTACCCTTCTGTGCCGAATCACAGATAGCCCATCTATTACTATTCGGAGTATCATAATGAGTTCAAGAAAACACAGATTAGTCTGGGAATCCATCAACGGTCCTATACCCAAAGACAAAGACGGAAGATCATATGAAATACATCACTTAGATGGAAATCATAATAATAATGAAATTTCTAATTTAAAATTAGTTACTATAGAAGAGCATTACAACATACATTTTTCTCAACAAGATTGGAATGCATGTAGTTTAATAGGATTAAGAATGGACAAAAGTCCAGAAGAGATCTCAAAACTCAATAGTATGGCAGCTAAAAAAAGAGTAAGTGATGGTACTCATCATTTTCTTAAGGGTGGACCACGAGAAGATATGATTGGTGATAAAAACCCAATGAGGAATCCGTTAGTGGCTAAAAAGTTCGGTGATTCAATTAGAGGCAAAACTAAAAATTGGACTGAGAAGAGAACACAAGCAGATCTTAACAGAAGGGGTAAAAAATTAAATTATACTCCTGAAGGATTAGCAAGACAAAAAGAAAATGGAAGAAAACGATTTTTAATGAATAACCCAACTAATGTAAAAATAACATGTATCCATTGCAATAAAACAATTGATAAACCAAATCATAATCGATGGCACGGTGATAATTGTAGGAGTAAACAATAATGTCCTATGTGGACGCGGTGCATAGCCGTGACGAAGATAGAATCTATATAGTAGAACGAGGTAAAGATGGTAAACGCCATTATACCGAGTATCCTACCAACTATGTTTTTTATTATAGTGATCCTAAAGGCAAACATCGTAGTATTTATGGTGATCCAGTAACCAGATTCAGTACTCGCAAGCGTACCGAATTCGAAAAAGAAAAAAGAATCAATAGTGATAAGAAACTTTTTGAAAGTGATATCAATGTTATCTTTAGATGCCTTAGTGAAAATTATCTTAAAGTAGACGCACCTAAACTACACACTTGTTTCTTTGACATTGAAGTAGACTTTGATAAGGTAAAAGGTTTTAGTCCACCTGATGATCCATTCAATCCAGTAACTGCAATTTCATTGTATTTGGATTGGTTAGATCAATTGATTACTTTATGTATTGCTCCCAAAACATTAACAAATACAGATGCACAAGAGATTGTAAGTACATTTGATAACACGATACTTTTCACTAATGAAAAGGAAATGTTTGATATGTTCTTTCAATTGATAGAAGATGCTGATGTATTGACTGGTTGGAACTCAGAGGGCTATGACATACCCTACATGGTCAATCGTGTAACCCGAGTAATGAGCAAAGACGATACAAGAAAGTTTTGTTTATTAGGCCAGCTTCCTAAACCAAGAAAGTACGAAAGATATGGGAAAGAGTCTACAACTTTTGATTTAGTTGGTCGTGTACACATGGACTATTTGCAACTCTATAAGAAATATAATTATGAGAGTCGCCACAGTTACAAGTTAGACTTTATCGGTGAGATGGAGGTAGGGGAGAACAAAACTACATATGAAGGATCATTGGATCAAATGTATAATAAAGACTTTAGCAAGTTTTTAGAATACAATAGACAAGATACAATGTTGTTGTTTAAGATACATAATAAATTAAAATTCTTAGAATTGGCAAATCAATTAGCGCATGAGAACACAGTACTATTACCAACAGTAATGGGTTCAGTTGCAATGATTGAAATGGCAATTATGAATGAGGCGCATGAACGCGGATTAGTAGTACCAGATAAACAAAAAAGGATTGAACATGCAGAAGATGAACAACAAGCGGCAGGTGCCTTCGTTGCTACTCCCAAAAAAGGTATGCACGAATACGTCGGGGCAGTTGATATCAACTCGCTCTATCCCTCGGTTATTAGGGCCGTCAACATGGCAGGAGAAACACTTGTTGGACAAATCAGACAAACACTTACAGACAAGTACATGAAAGATAAGGGGCTACGATTAGCAACTGAAAAAAAGCGTCACAAAGAGGGCGATGATGATGTTACTGGTAGTATCTTATGGGAAGGTTTGTTTGCTTGTTTAGAATATACTGCGGTTATGAATCAAGAACGTGGTACTATTCTTACAATTGATTATTCAAATGGTAAAAGTGTACAAATGAGTGCAGCTGAAATATGGAAACTTATCTTTGATAGTCATAACCCCTGGATGCTTAGTGCAAATGGTACAATCTTTACTTATGAGAAAGAAGGTGTTGTTCCAGGACTACTAAGTCGTTGGTATAGTGATAGAAAAGAAATGCAGAAAAAGCTTAAGGAAGCAACTACTACTGAAGATCGTGAGTATTGGGATAAAAGGCAACTTGTTCGTAAAATTTTGTTGAACTCGGCATATGGTGCATTGTTAAATGAACATTGTAGATTCTATGATAAGCGTATTGGTCAGTCAGTAACATTATGTGGTCGTCAGATTGTGCGTCACATGATGAGTAAGATCAATGAATTGGTAACAGGAGAGTATGTACATGATGGACAAGCAATTGTTTATGGTGATACAGATAGTTGTTACTTTAGTGCATATCCTATTCTTAAACCACAAATAGAGAGTGGTGAATTGGAATGGGACAAAGATATGTGCATAGGTTTATATGATAGTATTGCTGACCAAACAAACGAAAGCTTTCCCGCATTTATGGAACAAGCATTTCATGCTCCGAGAAAGAATGGTTCAATCATCAAAGCTGGTCGTGAATTGATTGGTGATCGTAGTATCTTTATTACTAAAAAGCGTTATGCTATCAATATCTTTGATAAAGAAGGTAAGCGTAAAGATAAGGATGGTAAAATGGGTGATATCAAGGCTATGGGTCTTGATTTGAAACGTGCAGATACTCCTAAATATGTTCAAGAATTCTTGATGAGTATTCTTGAAATGGTACTTGGTGGTAAAGGTAGATTAGAAGTCATTGATTCTATCAAAGAGTTTAAAAGACAACTTAGTAAACAAGATAGTTGGACTAAAGGTTCACCAAAAGGTGTAAACAATTTAACCATGTATGGAGATAAGGAAGCCAATAGTAAAAAAGGTCGTGAGAATATGCCAGGTCATGTTCGTGCGGCATTGAATTACAACTATCTTAGAACTTTGTACAATGATAACTATAGCATGAAAATTGCAGATGGTATGAAAGTTGTAGTGTGTAAATTACGACCAAACCCATTGGGATTCACCAGTGTTGCGTATCCAACTGATGAACTTAGATTACCAAAATGGTTCTGTGAGTTACCATTTGATGATGCGGCAATGGAAGAAACACTAGTCAATAAAAAGATTGACAACTTACTTGGTGTATTAGATTGGGAACTAACTGAGAACACAGACACAAAATCTACATTTGATGATTTGTTCACAATTGGTTAAACTCATATTGACATGCACAAAAAATCCATATATAATACACAGATAGGCTACCTAAATAGTAGTATAAACATTAAAGGAAAAACATGAGAGATTATTTAAACGACATTATTGCACATACAAGTGCACTGGGAATTATTGATTTAGTAAAAATCGTAGGTACTGATACAGATACAAGTATTGTTGCAGCCGCAGAGGATCGTACTGTAATCATCAATGGTAAATTCAAGTCACCTAACCCTAATTTTATTGGCACTTTTGGTATGCCTAATTTAAGCAAACTAAAAACAATTTTAAGTTTTGATGATTATGATGAGAATAGCAAGATTAATACAGTAGTAGACAAAGATAGTGAAGGTAATGATGTACCAACTATGATTCATTTTGAAACACAAAATGGTGACTTCACTAATGATTATAGGTTAATGGCAAAGAGTGTTGTTGATGGCAAAGTAAAGCAAATTATTTTTAAAGGCACTACATGGAACATTGAGTTTGAACCAAGCATTGCAAGTATTTTGCGTTTGAAGAAACAACAACAAGTGCATAGTGATGATACTGTGTTTACCGTTATTGTTAGCAACAATGAGTTGAAGATTCACTTTGGTGATCCTAGTTCACATAGCGGTAACTTTACTTTTGAGAAAGATGTTGTTGGTACATTGAATACTAAATGGCAATTCCCAGTAAAACAAGTATTAGATATTTTTAGTTTGAGTGGTGATAAACTATTCAGAATTAGCGATCAAGGTGTTGCTGAGATTGTTGTTGATAGTGGCTTAGCAACTTATAGTTATTTGATTCCAGCACAAACTAAATAAGAGGTTTCTATGATATCAGGAATTCTAAGTAGCGATAGTAGATACATAAATGTAATTAATGGAAATAATAAACCTTACATTAGTAAAAGCCATACATCGGGTAGTGCGGGAAAACAAGGTGATATGATGTATGACTTTGACAGTCAATCTATAAAAGTGTTTGACGGTTCTATGTGGCAAACATTGGCAGGTGGCCATGCTAATATAGAACTTGCTAATGAGGCAATTATGTTACTTGCTTGGGCTAAGAAAAAGCGTGATGAGGAACTAGAACTTGAAAAAATGGCAAATGAAAATCATGCTATTAAAGATTTGGTAAATCAAATCAAATCAAAGCAAGATCAAATAAAAATGATTCAAACATTAATTCAAAAAGAAGTAACAGTTTAATGGAACAAGTAAATTTATCAAATAGCCACAATCCTGATTGGGCATTGTTTTTACCTGCAGTCAGTAGTTTCTACATTGCTGGCTTAGGTAAACAACGTGAAGGTGAAAATTATTTTGAACAGTCACGTATACCAGCTGGATTTAATGGTGATGTTGAGAAACTAAACTTTCTTAATAGCAAAGAAGGTCTTTACTATTATAAGTGGGGTTTGTATTCAGCAGGGCATGCTAACTTAGACACTACCAAAGATGACCATAATGAAAGTATCATTCGCAAACGTGAACAAGGTACCTTCATGTTAGGTGATTCAGGTGGATTTCAGATTCTTAAGTGTCAATGGCCTGCTGATTGGAAGGATCCTAACTGTCCTCGTGCTATGGTAAAACGCAAAGCAGTATTGACATGGATGGATACATACATGGACTATGGCATGTGTTTAGACATCCCAAGTCAATCATTGACTACATATGATACGATTGACCCAAAGACTGGTAAATCTGCACATGGTATC